TTCATTTCTATAGTTTTCTATTTATAATCTATATATCTTAGACATCAAATTTAAATATAGGGTGATGACATATAACATATCCGCCGACATGTCTTCTTTTTTCAGATGGTTTTATTTTGTACTTTTATAAATCTCATTTGCAAATACATAATCTTCTCCTCTTCCTCCCTCGCTTTTCCAAGTAACTCCGATGTCTTTTTTATGAATAAGTTGGTATGTTCCTCCAGTCCAATTAACTCTAAGCTTAATGAATTCTATTTCAAATTGATTAAATTTAGACAACATTTCACCCTTTCCCTCTTTAACAACTCGTGCAACTGCTTGTTGAACATTTGGCATATTGTATATCTCATCAATTATGATAATTTCTTTAGAATTAGCAATTGATGTGTATGCATCTTTTAATCTACTTGGCAAAATAAAATCATCACTATCTAGATATGTTATGTATTCATACTTTGAATTATCTATGCCTATTTGTCTATAGCCACCTGGATATTCTGAATTCTTTTCTTTAGGCATTTTTATAAGACTGATATTTGAAACCCTTTGATAGTGTTCTTCAAATAACCTATTTGTTATCTCACATCCATCACTAACTATCACTAGTTCGCAATTCTGTTGCCCAATTGTTTGATTAATAAATGAATTAACAGCCCTAATAAACTTTTGTTCTGGGTTTCTTCTAGCACCTGGATAATCTCCAAGATAGGATGTCATTATTACACTAATCATATAAATATTTATTTAAATAAGAAAGGGTCCCTCTCGGGACCCTTTCAAGTATATTGCTATATTCTATTTAGAATTATAGAGCAAGGTTTAGTACGCTAAACTTCTGGTACTGAGTCTCTGGGTGGAAACCTGCTTTTACTAGAGCGAATCTAGATTTAACAGCAACCTTAGGAGCCATTGTACCTTCAGCGATAGTCTGTACGCTTTCTGCCATTAGGTAAGGCATGAAAACAAGACCTGCACCATTACCATCACCTTTTCTACCAACTAGAATCTCGTGAGATTCTGCTCCAGAAGCATCAACAGCTCCTTCGAATGGAAGACGTGGATCAGTGTAAACATTGATACCAGCAACCGAACCGATTGGGTAGATAGCGCCAGCAACTTGGCTAAATGTGTTAGCCATTGGGTTTGGAATGAATCCAGCAACACCTTGTAGTGCAGAAGCAACTTTTGCATCAACAACAGCAAAGTTACCAGCTCCTCTACGACCTCTGTTAGCGATTAAGTTCGCTGCAGCTAGGATGTGAGTTAGGACTCTTCTGTTGATATCGCCGTAAGTATTACCGCTAACACCATTGTAGGTTAGAGATAGATCAGCAATTCCAGATTCAGCCATTTCTCTCATAGTTGAAAGAATGTAACCGTTGATAGACTGAGTTAGTTCGTTAGTTAGAACTGCCTCAACTTGAGCAACTGCGTCAACACCAAATTGCTTTAGATCTTGAACTTGCTCACGAGTTACTGCAGCTGCAACTTGGAAAGTTTCAGCCTCAACAGCTTTGCTGAATAGAGAAAGACCCATGATCTTGTCTGGAGTTCTTTCACCAACTGATCTTGAGAATGGTTTTGCGTCTAGTAAGTTACCATCAGCGTTCTCAACACCAGAGAATCCTGGGATGTGATCGTTTAGGGCAGCAACTAGATCAACAACTACAGAACCTTGAGATGCTGTAAATAGACCAGCAACAGTTCCTGGAGTTCCAGAAGATACTGCAGCTTCACCAGCTTCAGTGATTTTGTAGATACCGATTCCATCTAGACGTGAGGTACCTACTAATGTAGCAGCATCAGCAGCTGGTGAACCGTATTGGTTCACGCTGATTGTTCCTGCAGCATCATCAGAAGAAACTTTTACGTAAGTTGGAGTTACATCGTTATCAGTTCTACCACCTTCGTATACAAAGTCTAGGTAAGATAGAAGACCCATTGGACCTGCCATTGGGATTACCGGTACTAGATCTAGACCGATAGTTTGTGCAGCAACTTGCATTGCTAGTGGAAGTAGTGTTGGAGCTTTGTCACCAGAACCTCTTTGATTTGCAAATGATGCAGTGGTATCTGGTAGAGTTACAGCACCCATACCTCCGATGTTCATGCTATTGAAGCCAGCTTCAGAACCTAGGCTCATAAAGTTTGCGTCTTCGTATAGCTTGTGGTTGTGGCAGTAAGTTGACATCCATGCCAGCTTGCTTGATTCAGTAATACCAGTAGCTTCTTCAATGATTGGAGCCCAAGTACCTCTGATTTCTGCCTCGTTTAATAAATTAGCCATTTTTCAGATTTATTTTTTTGTTTTTGTTTATATTCGACATTCTTGGGCTTTCTGCTTCTTTCGCCCTATCGTCGATGTTTTATATATTCTTATTTATTGAATCTCTTTTTGAATTGCTCAGCATATCCTGAAACATCATAACCAAGTCCTTTAGTTTCTTCTTTCTTAGATTCATTAACCATTTCTATTTTTTCCATTACTGGAGCAGTTTCTCTAAGATCTCTAGTTTGCCAGAAGTTTTTAACTTGATATTCAGTTTCTAATTTGTGGTATTTAGCTTGAGCTGAAATTTGATTCTTTTTGCTCTCAGAAAGAGAAGACCATGTTTCAGCGTATTCTGCTGGCATTGCAGTAATAAAGAATGGTTCTGCGTTTCTGTTTTCAACGATTAACGTAGAGTTTTCAATAATTGCTTCAATTTGAGATTCTGTCATGAATCCTCTCTTAGAAACATTATATCTTACTTCTTTTTTAGCTTCTTCGTTTAGCGCGTTGTATTTTTCTTGTACTTTAGAAGAAACTACTTTGAAGAATGAAGGATTTTCATTTTCTTTTTTAGTTGCAGCTTCAACAAGAGTATTTAGCTTGCTTGCAATTTCTCTCTTATATGCTTCTGCAGCACTAACAACATCCTTTGTTCCTTCTTCACCACCGTCTTCTAGGTCGTCTTCAAGTTCATCAGAAGTATCTGTTGTTTTCTTATCATCTTCAGTATTTACTTTAGTATCTTCAGCTTCTGTTTCTTCAGCTGGAAGAGCCGCATCTTCTGCGTCGTCGCTAACATCACCTTCTTCAGAGTTATCTCCAACTTCAGTTTCTTTATCTTCGATTTCTTCCATATCTTTTGCAGCTCCTTCATCTTCTCCACCCTTGTCTAGATCTTCCTCTTCAACAACTAGGTTTTCATTAATTGATTCTGCAATATATTCTGCGTATTCAGTAACAGATTGTAGATTTTCTCTTAGGTACTCGATGTATTCCATAAGCTTTTCAGAAGATTCAGTGTTTTCATTATGTGATTCTGCTAAGTAATTAGCGTAATCTTTTACTTTTGATAAACCTTCTGCAAGGTGTTCAGAATACTGAATACTATTATCTACCTTCTCAGCAACGTGTTCAGTGTATTGAATAGATTGATCTAGTTTTTCAGCAACATCTTCAGAGTATTGAATACCTTGGTCTGCTTTTTCAGCAACATGCTCAGAATATTGAATTGATTGATCTAATTTTTCAGCTAGGTACTCAACATAGCTTGATAGATTATTAACGCTCTCTACGATGTGGTCATTGTGAGCTTTAACTTCAGTTAGATCTTTTTCAGATACTTCACTAGTCGCTGGCACTTCTGTTTTTTCAATTGATTCTTTTAGCGACTTAATTTCATTAGCAAGATACTCAGTATACTTGTTAAAGTCGTCAGATTTTACAAATTCTGCCATGTCTTTGTTTTCTATAATTTGTGTTTGATTATTATCTTGTTTTTTATTTATCTCATAAATATAAAGTCCGTTTTCTGCAGAATATCCATATGATTCGTTTACTCTTTTTAATTCTGCATTTTCAAATCCAGGATCAGCAACTAAATCATATGTAAAAAGCTGCTTAATTTTAACTTTTCCATTTGACTCAACCGCACCGGCTGCTCTAGATGAGATTTGTAGAGGTACTCCAGCATCAACTAATGCTTTTGCCTGTCTACCCGCATCAGTATCTAAAAGTCTAATGCGTCCTTTAACTTGTTTGTTGTCGCTGTCATAGTATAGGTCCTCTATGATATGAGACACATTCTTTAAAGATACGTCAAATTGTGAAGGATGATCTAGCTCACCTAATAATTTGCCCGATTTAATCTTTTGTTGAAGTGATTCAATCTGTGGAACATACTCATCCTCGGTATAAATTCTTTGGTTTTTGTTTTTTACATCAATTTCACCAAAAATACCTTCTAGGACATACTCTTTAGAATCGCCTTCCGTCACCGAAAGAGTTTTCGACGACATTTCGACAATTAAAAGGTCTTTTATGTTTTCCATATTTTATGTTTTATTGTTTTTTTATATATCCCTTTTGATTCTGAAACTTTTTATACTTCAGCTTCTAAGTCTGCTAGTTCATCTCCGGTGTCTTCGCCACCTGATCCAGCATCTTCTTCTCCCTCTTCTTCAGCTTCCTTTTCCTTTTCTTCGGCGTAATACTCATTCCATAGCTGCTTTATCTGGGCAAGCTCTCCAGCTTTAAATGCATTTTGACCATATTTATCGTAAAAAAAGTCTTCGAGTTCTTTTTCTGTTTCAGAATTTACAATAGCTCCTACAATTTCAGCAGAAGAAATTACCCTTCCATCTTCTAAGGTAATATCATCAGCTGCAACATCTGAATCAGGGTTCGGTTTTGCCGCATCCTCCTTAATAAATTCTTCAAATAGTTTAACTCGTTTCATGCTTTATTTATCTTTATTTTTTACATGCCCATCATATCATCTTCGGGCTCATCTCCGGCAGATTCTGCTTCTTTTTTAGCCTTGGCTGCCGCATTAGCTGCCAAATCATCATCTGAAATTTTAAGATATTTTTTAACAAGGAAGTCCATGTCAAAGAAGTATTCTTGCTCCATTGTTTCTGGATTTTCTTCATATAGGCTTTCTCTCATTTGTCCAATAAAATCAAGCCTTCTTTCCATTATCTCGTAATTCTTTAGTTCAGCAAACACATTCTCTTCATTAAATCTAAGAGCAATCTGTGTTTTAAATTGTGGATCTCCTTCAAACTCAGGATATTTTAAACACATTTGAATATACAATGGTTTAACTAATACTTCCTGGAATACAGATCTCAATCTCTTTACAAATTTAGAGAATTTAATTTCATCTCTAATCATACCATCTGCTGCAAGGTTAAAATCTCCACCACCGTCTTCATACAGAAAACGTGAATATGGAATTTTAGAAACATGCTTTAATTTATCTGAGAAGTATTTAAGTGCTTCTGTATCTGATAAATCTGGGCCATCTCCTCCTAGTGTTTCAATTTCTGGAGATTCTCCTTCTTTAGAAGGCAACCAATATTCCTTATTGAACTGAAGCATTGGCTTTCCATCAGTCTGTAGAGTAGCACTATCCCAATCGAATTCTACACTTTCTTTATAAGAATGCATCAATTGCGCCAACGACTGTTTTGCCCTGGTCTTAGATTTTCCACCAACTGGAATAATGAATTTCATTCTAAAGCTTGAGTTGGTAGTTGCCCAAATCACTCGAGTGTGTTCCATAATTCGCAAGAGGTTGAATGCTCTTACTAATCTCTCAATATATGATACCCTAGATGCTGTGGTAATTGAAGAATAAGAAATATAGACAATTTGTGAGTCGTATAATTTTCTTTGTTTATTTGGGTCATCTTTATATTGAACCCATACCTTTTTTCCATCTTCGTGATTATAACCTGGTATCAATGTTACTGGATCTAATTCTTTAAATCCAATAACTGTTTTCTGATCTGGAGAATAAATAATTTCAAAGGCAAGGTACCCATCTATTAGAAATTTTCTAAAATAGTACCACGCAGATTGATCTTGTGTAAATCCAAAGTATTGATAAATCTGTTTAAAGTACTTATTAAGATCTTTTTCAACATCTTCAGAAACATCCATTCCTATTATTTCAGGCTGACAAAAGAAATTCTTTTCATCGTATACTACAGTCTCATCACATAGTATATCTAGAATATCTTCGATTTCATCATTTAATGAAAACTTTCTAAGCTCTTGTCTTTTACCCTCATAATCCTTATCAAAGAATGGAATATTCTTTTTGAGGTTAATGTCTGTCATTGATAGAGCAGCAAACGCTCCATAAATATCTTCATTGTCCCATCCAAGAGGGTTCATTTGCCCGTAACCAATTTGGTCCTCCATTGGACCAATTGCTTGAGATTGTCTAAGCACAAGATCATCGTATCTCATACCAAACGATGAAAGTGATTTTAGACTATCTGATAATCTAAAAGGTCTTTTACCTGTGCTTAACGGGCCATTTCTATCTTTAAATCCTGCCATTGTAGGTTATTATTATATTCTCTTGTTATATATTCTTATTATCTAGCGTGTTTTCTGAAAGCAAATCTAATTTTTGCCGGAGTGCTTCCATTCAAATCTATGAAATCACAAAGTGCTATTTTTGACCAACTTTCATATGCAACTACTGCTTGGTTTCTTTTTAAATTTGGGATATATTGTCTAATTGCAAAATCATATCCGTATCTCTCTAAGAATGATTTTGCACCTTGGTATGAAAATCCTATTTGACCCTGTGCTATTGCATTCTCACTCTTGACTCCAATTGTTTGTGACTTTATCTGACCTGACATTCTATCATATACAAAATCAAGAAGCTCTTCTTTTACTTTTATTGGTAGTAAATTTAAATTTATACCTACATCATTTTTTTCATATGGGTCTAATGCAAGAACTACTGGATTTTCATCCCACCATTCTAATCTTTCTTGTGTTTTTGGGGTTTTATACTCAAATACATAAATTTTTCCAGGTCTAAATCTTTGGCCAGTTGATGTTACTGTTTTATCCATTCTCTTAGATTTACCGAGAGTGTACCAAGCCTCTGCTTTAGCCCTCGCTAAGCGCTTTCCACCAGCATCTTTAGTTAGTTTTTTAATTTGTTTTTTTATTTCTCCCATTATTTAAGTGACTTTTCTGTCAGGATAATAAATCTCCAACCTCGATCTTCTGCCCATTTTTTAGCATATTTATATTTATCGCGATTTATAACATACTGTTCAGCTAAAAATTTATAAGATTTTAGAGCTTTTTTAGAGTTTTTTGTGGGCTGTTTTGGCTTTTTAATTTGATCTGATGGTTTAATTTCAATTAAAAACTCTTCATATGTTTCTCCTTTTTGAACTTTCATATAAAAGTCAGGATAATATTTTCTTTCTTTAGAATCTAACGTAGACCAATATTTTATTTCAACAGGTTCTGAAGACCATGCGATTACATCATCTCTATTATCGCATAAAATCATAAACTTTCTCTCCCATGAAGATCTGTAAATTATAGGAGATTTGCCTAAATACTTTTTAGGATATTTTGGATTATAGTATCCTTGTATGAACCCTGAATTATTTGTAGGTCTTACGTTTTTTATTGACATTAGATGTTAAATAAACCACCTTCTCCATCTGTAGTTCCTCCGGAACGATCAAGGCTTAGTGTTGATTTATATTTTTTAGGGTGAATTTTATTCCATCCTTTAGCATATCCTCGCTTTGCAATTTCTGTAAAATATGCAAACGCGTTTTTATATTCTGGGTTAAAGTTTCTCCAATATTTTAGTAGATCTAAAAGTGCAAATTGTAAACAATCTTGTCTATCTTCCTCATTTACATAAGTAAGTTTTCTAATTGCTCTTTCGGCTAACATTACTAACATTTTTTCAGCAGTTGGTGTTAACTTGTCTTTTTCTTTTGATTCTACTATTGCGTCATAGAGATCTTTATTGTTAAGGTAATTCTTTTTTCTTGCCACGACTAAAATAGTATTTATTAGATTATATGAAAAAAGGGCCAATTGTTTCCAATTAGCCCTTTAATAGATTTATAAACTTCTAGATATACTAAACAGTTTCAGAAGCTTCAATATTTACGTGTCTTTTCATTACCTTTACTGGCTTATCATCAATTACAACAGTAATCATGTCGTCTTTTCCAGCAGTTGTATAATCCAATGCATCTACCTTAACATCAGTGCCTTTAGCGTGGCCGTCATATTCCATTGCTAAGGATGCGTTAGTAAATCCATCGTTTCTGGTTAATTCATCTTCTTTTAGAATAGAAATAACTTGCTCAAAATTAGATATTTCTGTTCTAATTAAGTTATCAGCTTCTTTAATTTCCGGAATATTTTTATTAGCATCTGCTAGAATATTTCTTTGGTCTTTTAAGAATGAAATTAATTCTCTAGTCTCTTCTATTTTAGAATCAATTTTTTCTTGCAATTTTGATTTTGCCTCTAAAATATCATTAAACATAAAAGATACGTCTTCACCTGTTTTTTCTTCTAAATATTCAATGGTTTTAAGAGCTGAAAAGCTGTTAAATTCAGTAATTTTATTTGCAGTATTATTTTTAAATACAATTGCATTTGAGTTATGTCTAATTACTGATGTTGTCGTTGTGCCATCTACGATTTCTACTAGACTTTCAGCAACTGCAAATTTATTAAAGTGTTTTACAACGTTTTCAAAAATATTTAAAATTGTTTTATCCGAATAATTAATTAGACCTGATGCAAACATATTTTCAGCTAGAGAATCTGGAGATACCTTTCTATTATTTACATATACTTGGTTTTCTTTAGCATTGTATGAATATACAATTGTTCTTGCCGATTCTTTTAATGTCGCAATGTTTGACTTAATATCAGAAACTAGTACCATTGCTTCGTTTACAGCAACTTCGTTACCTGCTAATTTATGACTTTTTCTTAGTGTTTCTAATTCACCAAGTTTTTCATTTAAATCTTCGATTTTATTAAAAGCATCTACCGACTTATTAATTTGTTCAATTTGAAATTCTTTAGTAGTCACTCCTTCAACTACTCTTTTAATTGACTTTGAATTTAAGTCATAATAAAAGGACATGCCATTTTCACTAACATTAAAGTTTTTAAGTGCGTATTCTAACTCTTCAAGTATCCCAGTAGTTGGAATTATCTTTACATTGGATTCGTTAATCTCAAAGTATTTACCAGCAGAATAGACAACTTTTGACTCTTCACTAACGTTAAAGCATGCTGTCAATATATTTTTTTTAACTGTTGCCATCTTTTTATTTTGATTTTCTTTATATATCATTTATTTATTCACTAAAAGGTAGCTCTCTTCCTATCACCTTATAGTTATCTCCAAGTATCGGTGATGTTGATTCTTTGGTAGGGTCGTTTGTAAAGCTTCCTATTTCAACCATTCTATTTCCAGCATGTCTTGCCGTTGAAAAATCAAACGATGGAATAAATGAATTAATTTCAAGAGAAAAAGTTACCTTAAAGTCTTCTTTTTCTCCAAATCCAAATTCAACTGGCCTTTCCATTGAATAATCATCAGGAACTGCATATTCTGAGGATATTCTATATACTCCTTCTTCTAAATGTCCGACTTCTACATTATAATAGTTTGCTCGATACATTTTTTTAATGATTGCTTCCGTAACTTTAAATAAATCTAGTTGGCTAGATAGTGTAATAGCAACATCAATTCCGATAGTAATTGGAACCATACTGAATTCTGCTACATAGCTTTGCATTATACCATCTTTATCTAAAACTGCGTATTGTCCAAGATTTCTTTTATTTACCAACCTAGAAGGATCTACGTTAAGTGATGTTATATTTACAACACCTCTTGGAACTTGGTCATAATTACCATCTGCCTTTTCTCCATCAGGTACGCAATTTACACCAAGTGCTGTAGAAAAAAGAAAGTTATCTCTTAAGAAATTTTCATCTCCAGTTACTGAATAGTAAAACGGAACGTCAACCTCAACTCTCTGATCATTAGAAACTTGTCGATAAAAACTTAGCTTATTATTTAAATCAGCTAAAAGGCCAACGACTAAATGTCTAACAACACTGTCATCTTTGTTAAATTTAAGGTTGTATGATGCCATTTATTATAGGTATCTTTTTGCCATTCTTTCCCAGTTTGCAAGACCTGCTCTTTTAAATCCAGCCGCTTTAATGAATGTTCTCATTGAAACATCATTTGCCTTTTTCATAAATTCATAGATCTCTTCCTTTTCATTTAAAGGCATATCAGTTGGCTCTAAATACGGTAGAAGTTTTTTCATTCTTTCCATAAGAGTTGCATCATCTGGACTAATGTCAAGTAGAATAGATCTTGATTGAATTGCTCCATCAGGATCGGCTTTATCTTTTTCTAAGTTAGAAATAAATATGACTCTTCCGGCAAATTCAAATTGGTTTGGGACTAATCCGGCTTCAAGTGCATTGAATTCTCCTTCAGGATCGTTTTCAAAATCTTTAGGGTCAAATACAGTTGATGACTTTTTTAGCCAGCTAATTTTTCTAACTGGTTTTGTATCAAGGGCAGCTTTTAACATATTTCTACCATTTTCATCTCTAA